ATGATATTGTGGCAGTGGTAATTCTATCAAGAACTTCAGCGGCTGCAATATCTGTTTTTAACACAGTCCAAGGAATACCATCTGGTAGTTTAACTTCAAAGCGTTTGGGTTGTGTGCCACGACTAACTGCACGAACTGTGCCATCGCGGGCTGTGGTTGAAGCAACCATCTTTTTTCTGTTGATGCTGATTGTTTCAGCCTGATTTACTATCCATTGAAATGTCATTGTTATCTCCTAGCAGGTGTTGATTTACCACCCTGCATTGCTATTGCGTGAATAAAGCCTGGGTCTTTTGCAATCATCTGTTTGAAGCTCATTGCGTCAACTGCTGATATGTTATAGGTCACATTGCCACCACCTTGAAGTCCGCTGTTAGGCACCATTGAGCCTGCTGAATTAGGAACGAATAGTTCAGGACCACGCTCGCCTACCAAGTAAGGGCGACGATCACTAACAGGACCGCCTGCTGCCAATATGCCTGGAATTATACTACCTCCAAGTAATCCACCGCCACCACCTTTGGTTTGACCTAATCCTATTTGAAATAAGCCTGCCATAGTCTGACGAATCTGACTGCGTAGTAGCTCTTCAAGCATACTGGCAACAAACTCTTTCCAACTGCCTTTCATATTTTTGGTTGCTTTAACCAAGTAATTTTCCATACCCGTAGAGAATGTTTTAAATGCTGATTCAACTGCTTTGGCACCGTTGGTTGCATCGTCAACATATTCAGCCATACTTTTTCTTAATCCTACTATTGCATTACGGCTCATATCATAAGCATCAGCTTCTGCCTGTTGCAATTCTTTTACACCTTGCATTGCGGCTTGATAGTATGCTGATGCTTCATCTTCACTTAATTTTCTACCAGTTCTTTGTTCTTCTGCTCTAATTTGTGCTTCTGCTGATTTTGTTGCTGCCACTTCAATGTCATAGAACTTCTTTTCTATTGCAGTCATTCCAACAGATGCCATTTCAAATTGAACATCACGAATCTTGTCATACATATCTAGTTGACTTTTTAGTTGAAACTGTTGCAGGTTATATTTCTCTGTGGCAATGTTTAACTGATCTTGAGATTCTTTTACTGCTTCAATACCTTGTCGTGCTGCCTTATAATATTCTGTCTGTTCTTCTGGTGATAGTTTCTCACCACGGCGCACTTCTTCTGCTTCAATCTTGGCTTTGGCAGTGTTGCGAATTGCAATTTCTAATTCAGCATAACCCTTGGCCTGTAATGGCAAGAACATTGTAGCGGCACGCTCACTTAGATCATTGCTCTTGTTCTGTAGATCAATCAACTGTGAGGTTGAGAATATGTCAAGTTGTTGAGCTCTTTCTGCTTTAATTCTAGACTCAACCAATCCATCAATGCTGGATTTTTGTTTGTCGTATTCTTTACGCAGTTTGGCCTGTGCGGCTTCAAGTTGAGGTATAGCGGCTAGATCAACTGGTGTGCCAGCGTTACGCTTTTCATTGATTTGATCTTGTAGTTTTTGTAATTCTTGATTGAATGATTTCTCTGCTGCAAATCTTTCTTGTGCTAGAGCTTTGGCCTTGTCGCTTTGATTGATAGCATCTGTTTCTAATTTATATTTTTTATTGGCTTCTGAATTAGTGTCTTGATAGGCTTTGAGAACTTTGTTTAATTCAATTGCAAGTTTTTCACTTTCAGTTTTGATCTTGCGTGTGTCTTCTTTATTTTTTTCTAGTTCTTTTGATCTTTGAAGAAGTAATTTGTTTTCTCTGTCTACTTCACTTTGATCTAGGAAGGTTGGTTGATCAATGCCTAATAATGATTTTAATTTTGTATAGGCACTAGTTGCATAGTCACCTAGATAACCTAATGCTAGGCCTAAACTGGCCAATCCAGGAATACTGGAAATGGCCCACTTACCCAGGTCACCAATGGTGCCTTTAAGAACAACTAATGTTCCTCTTAAGAGTCCACCAATTGAATTAAGTTGACCACTTATTGCTCCCCAATTGCGGAAAGCATTTACCACTACACTTACAGTTGTTCCTACGGCAGCAGCACCAGATTTTAATGCTACAAAACCTGCTCCTAAAAGAGCAACAGCACGACCTAGTATAAAAAATGTGGCAACTATTGTTCCTATTTGAACAATTACAGTAATAAATGTCTTAAATGCGTCACTGGCAGTGTTTATACTTTTAGCAAGTTTACTAATAGGTTCTAGTGCGGCAAGTATTTGTAACTGCAGAGTTTTAAATGCAGAAGCAAAGTTATCGCTGGCATCACCTGCGGCTTTTACTGCATCAGCACTTAGACCACTTTTGTTAATAAAATCTTGCAGATCACCATTAACTTTACCAAAGTCAACAGAAGCAAAGCTCTTGCCAAAGATATCAACAGCAATGGCAGTACGCTTGGCATTATCACCAGTTTCTGCTAGACCTTTTACAGTTCTCGCCAATAGATCTTGTTCACTTAGACTTCTTAATTCTTCAAATGTAATTCCAAGTTCTAGAAACGCATTTTGACTTTGTTTACTACCTTCAGCCGCAGAACTTAGTGTTTGATTAAAACGACCAATGCCGTTAAGAGCACCATCAACACTGCCACCTGAAGCGGCAATAGCTTGACTAAAGCCCATAACATTTTTCAATGCCATTCCGCTTGAATCAGCAATATCACTTAGGCTATCTGCTAATTGATAAGCACTGGCAACTAAAGCACCAACACCAAGTGTGCCAATGGCAGATTTAAGACTGCTAAATGCACCTTGTGTCTTGGCCAGCTGACCTTGTAATTGCTGTAAGGGGTTTACGCTACCCTTTACATCTGTATCAATACTATATTTGATATCCGCCATATTACTTCCTTGTCTTTATTTTTGTTATACGCTCAATAAACTTGCCAGTTGGTTCAACCATACCCTTGGGTGCTTGTTTACTGGCTCCTTCATCTAACTTTTGTGCATAGGCATAGTTAGCGTGAATAGTTGAGCCTTTTAACTGTGTGCTACGGCGAGCGTTGCCCTTGTCTTTGGGGGTGATGCTGACAAAATAATCATAGGCTTCTTTGGGAATATCACTTATTCTCTTTTCAAGATCCTGTAGACTTTTGGTCATTGTGTTCTTCAGCAATTTTGCGTTTACGCTCACTATCTTCTCTCCTGGCTAAGTCCATATACCACTGTAGATCCTGCTTCTTGGCTTTAGGTTGTATTTTACCTTCTGCAATATCCTGTCTGTATGATACCCATCTTGTGCTGACATCCAGCACATATAAATCAAATGTTGTTGCTCTGCTTAGGGCCTCGCTGGGCAACAACCCATATTCTTTGGCGAGGTTGTTGAGTGTAATAATCAAACTGACTTCAGTGCTATCCCACTCAACTTCTTGCCCTACTACTTTCCCAAGGTTTCTACTACTTTGCCTATCACTTTGATCAATAGAGTGCTGGGCAACATATTCTCACCTTTGATGATTTCTTTGCCTTCTTCGTCTAGGATCAAGGTCTTTACCAGACCAATCATTGAAGCCATATCCTGTTGATCTGCATTGGCCAGTTTCATAAACATTTCCAATGGTTGGCGGTCCCAAGAATAGAATTCAACAGGCTCCCCAAACTCTTTGACGGTGGCTTCATCGTCAATAATGAACGGAATTAGTTTTGGTTTTGCTGCGATTTGTGAAAGTTTCATCTTTTAATCTCCTTGTCTTTCAATCAGTGTATGAGCCAGTACAAGCATAAACTTGATACGACCCTGTGCTTTATCTATGTCGCCACGAGCACACTTGATTTCATTAGTGGCTTTGGCAATCTCTGCTACGAGACTTTCAAGCAGTTGCTTGTCTGTCTTTGTATCTAATACATCCATATATCTACCTTTTGTATTTAGTTGGTCATAAAAGAAAGGGGGTTTTTACACCCCCTTTCAGTCGCTTTACGCGATTCGCTCCCAGGCTGGGATTAGGTCGCTGCTACTGTGTATTCACCAGCAACTGTAATAGTTACTGGAGTTACCCACACAGGGCTGTCAGCACTTAGTGTTGGTGCTAGACCAGTGATGTAACCTACACCCTTGATAAAGCGGTCAGCAGTTGCTTGGCCACTTGTGCTTTCAACAAACTTCAAGATAAAGTTAATCTGAGTCTTGTTGCGACTGCAGCCTAAAATACCTTGCTCAGCAATGGTTCCTGTTGCAGTCGCTGCGATGTTAGTTCCAAAGAACACTGCATCGTCAACTACCAAGTTCATAGAGATTGAGTTTGTAGAGGTTGTTGCTACCTGCTTCTTGGCTGTGGAATCTAATTGACTCCAAGTAAAGACATCGTTAGCGGCGTTAATTGTGATATCTTGCAAACCAGACACTGTTAGTGCTGAGGCTTGTGTGATATCTGTTTCTGATGAGGCAACATCTAATGTCAATAAAATTGCATTAGCACTGCCTGGTCCTGGACTGATATATGCCATAATTGGCTCCTTATGTTAGTTTTATGAATCGTAATTCTATTTGCGTGACAAGTTTGTCAGCTTCAAAACTGGTCTGAACATCTACTTCTCTACTGGAATAGCCAGCAGTTGGTAATATGTCCTTGGCAGCTCTTATGAGGCCAACAACTTCGTCGTAGTTTGGTGTCAATGATTTTGCATCATTAGCAAGATAAACAGTAACGGCCACTGTGTCTCTGGTTATGTTCACACCACTTAGAGTAGTAATGATAGGTTCAACAATGTATTGATCAACTCCTACATAGACCTTTTTCAAGTTCTTGATGTATAGAGGGACTCCACTTTCACTAAATGGCAATTCAGTGCTGACAATGAATGTACCAAAGTTTTGTGTCTGTAGATAATCAATGACATCTGTTCTCATCTTACTCTCTTAATGTTATACTGGCCTGGTGACTTCTCTCCTGACTCCACAGTGTTGTCATTGTCAAAGTCATACCAATCACCAGCTGTGATAAGTTCACCAAATAAACTTTCTGCTCGTTGAATGTAGTAAGCCATCTTCTGGCGTTCTGCACTGTCTTCGTTGCCAAAGTCTGCAATACTAGGTAGAATGTATTCTGCAAGTGCGGTGTAGACACATAGGTCAGTGAAGTCGTTTACACGACCCTTGATCCTGTTAGCATTGACAGCAGGGATATCTGCCACGGTATTATATACTGTGGCTTGATCACGCCTGGTGTAATATGATTTCCACCAAGCACTGGCACGCAGTTTGGATAAAATGCGTTCCGTTGCTCTTACTAACTGTGTCTCCACTGCATCATCAGAAAGGCCTTCGTTGGCTTCAAACAACCGTGAGTCTTTGTCAACCACATCTTGGAACTCAGCAAAACTGATTACCGTGCTATTTTCAGTTACGAAAGCCATTCTATTCTCCTATTAACTCAATTCAGAGTCAAACTTCAATGAGATACCATAAGCATCATACAATTCACCAACACCATAATGGCAACTTGCAACTACATCAGTGCCTAGGAAACTGGCACGACGCTGTGTTTCAATTGTGATATCACCAACTAGGGCAAGACCCAATGCATCACGGTGGAATACACCGCCTGGGAAGTCGCCAGCGTTAGTTACATACGCAATGTTTGCACTTTCGTAGATTGGAACACCAGCCAACTGGCCAATGTAGCCCATACGCATTGCTTCATTGCTAACTTCAGAAACACCGCCACCTGCTGTGAACGCAACGGTTCCGCCAGTGGTCAATACTTTCTTCAATGTGTAAGCAATTTCTGGGTGTAGAACACAGGCAATACCTTCCATACCAATACCTTGAGCACGGAGTTTAGCCACTGCTTCAAAGATAGCTGCGGCTGAAATGTTGGTTGTGTAATCATTTGTGAATGTTACGCTGGTTGAGAAACCTGCCAATAGAGCACCTAGATCAGCGTCCATCTTGCGGGCTACTGCCTCACCAAATAAACGACCCAAGTCAGCAACTACATTGCTGGCACTTTGAACCACTGATAAGTCAGTTACCATTGTGCGGATTGCCTTAGGGCTGATAGTGATTTGTCCTTGTGATGTGCTAACTGCTGTGTTAGAAATCTCATCACCTTCAGTTAGAGCGGCTGCTGTTTGTTGTGGGTAGATTGGAACTGTCACAACTTTACCTTGACCTGGAGCCAAAGAATAGTTACGAACTAGACCTCTCATAATACTTCTTTCTGAAGCAACGAACATTGCTTCTTGAACGATAGACGGCAATAAGTCGTCTAGTGTGCTTGTGGTTGAACCTGCCATAATAATATCTCCTTAATTAGATTGTTAGGCTATTCCGTTCTTCTTGCGGTAATCCGCATAGATTTTACGGTGTTCTGGATTTTTCATATCCAGTGATTTAATGTCTACTTTGCCTTGTCCCCCAGAGAAATTACTTTTGGTATTTGTAGTTGTAGGATTGGCCAGTTTGAAATGCGGATTGGAATCTAAGAATTCTCGCACTAGGTCTTCAACACCAAGAGCCTCGCCCTTGTCTGTGTATCTAACACTGCCTTTTGCATCTACTACTTCTACATCACCACCTTCATTAAGTCTTACATTTGTTGCAAGAAGAGCCTTGACCTGTTCAGCATTTACCGCATTATATTTGGCAGCGGCTGAAAGTATGGGCACATTCACTTTGTATTCTTTAATGACACTATCTCTCTTTGAGATTTCAGCATCTTTTTTAGCGGCCATTTCTTGTAGTGTCTTTTCAAACTCCCCACGCTTGATTGCTTCTGCTTGCTGTTTCTTGGCAGCTTCTTCACGAAGTTGTCTAAGTTCTGCAGGGTCGCCTAAGTCTTCATAGGGTTTCAAGAGTTTCTTTTCCAACGACCCTTTCATACGGGCCATCATATTGTCTACTTCTTGTTGACTATAAGTTTTTGTCGCTTGTGCCTGATTTTCAGTTTGTTCAGTTGCCGCATCAGTTGCGTTGTCTGTTACCAATGTATTATCTGACATTGTGCATCGCCTCCTTGGAGTGTTTAGTGTTATATTTATAGCCGTGTAGTAAAATCACGGGGATAAACGGTTTCTTAAGTCATTTAATTGCTTTCTATTCTGCTGGATCAGGACCTTGACTGGTGTTGCAAACTCTCCATAGCCAGGATATGAAAACAACCATTCAGATAGTTGATCATTAGTGTCTAGTTCAAGTGCCATACCTTCAACAACCACATCAGGATAATCTACAATATACATTCTGGCATCAAGTGATCCCAGTGGCAGTATCTTGGAGATTGTG